AGGAATATTTGGGATTGTTTGTTGGTGGAATTATGAGACTCTTTGAACCAGAATTAATAGATAAGGTTTGCACTATCACCCCTGGGGCTGTCATCCATCCAGGAGGTGATAACTTCTTAGGAGCAGACATAGCCCGCCATGGTGGGGATGAAACGGTTTTAATATCAGCTAAACGAAGAGGAGAGATATTAAGAATGTTTGAACTAGACATCCCAGAAGCTCAAGCATTAACAAACACAGCAAGACTAATGATTCACAAAGACTTTCTCTATGATTACAAGAAGATGTATATTGATGATGGTGGTATGGGGATTGGGGTTTATGATATTCTTTTTGAAGATGAACAAACTAAAAGAAAAGTTGTAGGGATTAATAACGCTAAACGTAGCATTGATAGATTGAAGGGAGCTGATAAAGATAGGAAAGTTCCAATGATGAAAGAAGACCTTTATATGAATTTAAAGAACTTGATGGAGAAAAGTTTGATTGAATTGTTTGATGATGCAAGATTAAAGCAAAGCTTAAAATCTATGCAATACGAATACTCAGAAGGTGGGAAGTTGATAATCTATGGGAACTACTCCCATATTGCAGAAGCATTGATTAGAGTTGCGTTTGCGATGAAAGACAAAACTTTAAAACTTTGGGTGTGTTAAGTAAAACATGGCATTTACAGGAATAACCGCAACAGAAGCAGAGATTGACCAGAAGACTGGAGCTAATGTAAGCGCTGCATTTACTGATGTTATGAAAACAGCAGCCCTTCTTCAAGCGGAGAGTGTTGTTAATGGATTCGCGAGATATAATTTCTCTGATAATTGGGGAACCTTAAACGTTGATGTGAAATATTTAATCACAAACATAACTGCTTCTATGGTTGCGATTGAAGGGATAGGATATGACTTAGATACTTATGGAAGAACTGTTGCAGAAGATAAAATAACAATTCTAACAAACGACGTTCAAAGAAACTTATCAATATTGAAAGATAAAAAAGTACAGGACTTTGTAAATGGCGCATGATTTTAAACGATTCCCTGAATTAACAAACAGGCAGATGAACTTATACTATTTTGAAAGCCCACACAAACAGATAACTCAGGACTTTGTAGCTAAGGTTGTGAAAGTAACTGATGGAGACACAATAAGAGTTAAGTGGGAAGATAGAGACTTTGACTTTCCTATTCGTTTTATAGATATTGCAGCCCCAGAACTTGATGAGATTGGTGGAGCTAAAAGCCAGAGTTGGTTGGAGAGTGAGATTTTAGGGGAAGAAGTAACTGTTGTTATGGATAGAAAAAACAGAGTGGAGAAGTGGGGAAGACTTTTAGGAAGAATATTATTTAGAGGGATTGATATTAATCAAGCAAGCATGAACGGAGGTTTTTCGATAAGATTTGAATAATGACATTACCAGGAGTTTTTAATCAGAGGGAACAGTTTGTTAATTATGATTGGGTTGATATTGCAAATGGAACGGGTTATGTTGAATATTATGGAGCGTTATGTAATGGTGGATTAGAAACAACAACACCGAGAAGCACAGTTAGTTCAGAGTTCATAAAGATAGTAAATCCAATAGGAGGAATAGCAAACGCATTAACTCAACTATTTAATTTAGATTTTGATATAGAATTTAATGTTCCTAAAAATATAAAAGGAGAAATACAAGTTAATGTTCCCATAGGAATAGCAAATCCCTCAGCAGTAGATGAAAGTGTAAACATGCAAGTAATAGTAAAAGTCTATCATTTTGACGGTTCAACCGAAACTCAATTAGGAAGCACAGCAACAAGCACATTATATACCATAGGAGATTTAAACTCTGGAGGACTTGCAAGAATGTCTGCAAACGCATTATTAAAAGTTACACAAGCAACAACTAAAAGATTTAAGGCAGGAGAAATATTAAGAGTAACTGTTGAAGGCTGGTTTGAAGCAACAACTGGGGCAAATAGTTTAATAGCAGCAATAGGACTTGACCCCTCAAACAGACCAGACACAAAAGAACCATCAACAATTGCATCTAATAAATTAAGACCACAAATTATTGTAACAGGCCAACCAACAAGATTAAGTATAAACGTTCCATTTCAATTAGATATATAAAATGCCAGAAACAGAAATAAGCTCAGCAAGTGAAAGTGATATTACAGGGATAGTCAAAGACGAACCTGTTAGTTCAAACACCCCCGATAGTGCAAGTGATTCAAAAGAAACAAAATGGCAGGATGATGAGTTCTATGAAAGATTTGGTTATTACACAGACCCAAAAACTCCAGAGATAACTGCAGTGATTGATGCAAGAGCAACATGGACTGTTGGAAAAGGGTTTAAAGCAGAACCCGCAGCAAAGTTTATCTTAGATGGGATTAGAGGAAATGGTTTTGATTCATTCAACACCATCCTAGAAAACGCAATGAGAACTATGCTGATTGGTGGGAACTTCTACGCAGAGATTATAAGAGATGATTCTGGAAACTTGATTAATCTTAAACCATTAGACCCTGGAGTAATGTCTAATATTGCAGATAAGGAAGGACAGATAATAAGATTTGAACAAAGCTCTAAAGTTAAAGGAAAGAAACCTAAAACCTTTGCAAGAGATAAAATATTTTATCTTCAAAGGAATAGGGTATTAGATGAGATTCACGGGAGAGGTATTATTCAAAAACTTAAACTAATTCTTGATATGAAGACAGAAGCGATGCAAGACAGCAGAACAATCAATCATCAGTTCGCTTATCCAAAGTGGATAGTTCACTTAGACAGCGACGACGATACAAAGATAGCAGCGTTCAAACAAAAGTATGATGGAATAAATGAAAGCGGACAACCAATAATTTACGTTCCTAAAGATATTGTAGTTCCAGAACTTGTTGCAGTTGCGCCAAATGCTTCAATCTCATTATTACCTTGGATAAATTATCTTGATAATCAATTCTATCAAACTGCTGGAACTCCAAAGATAATCGTAGGAGGTGGTTCAGAGTTCACAGAGAAAGCATCATCAATAGTTTATCTAGCCTTCCAACAGAACACAGAAGAAGACCAGCTTTTTTTTGAAGAGCAAGTAGGTTTGCAATTAGGTTTGGAAATAAATTTAGAGTTCCCTGTAAGTTTGGAGAATGAATTGCTTAGCGATGAGAAGAAAGACCCAGACCCTACAACAGTTCAACCTAACGAAACAACCGCAGGAGCAGGACAATGAAAATAAGTGATAGATTAATGATTATGGAAACTGATATTAAATGGATTAAGAAGATGTTGTATGTAACTCTGGGGGGAGTATTCGCAACCATAGGTTTTGAGAATAAAGAAATCTTAGCATTAATCGTAGGGGTGACAATATAATGGGAACTGGATTTAGCACAACTAGCAGAAGAAAGAAAAAGAGTAGTGTAACACAGAAATCACCAACTCAAGAATCAACACCAACTCCAATTAAGATAAGAAGCGACCAAGCACTTGTTAAGGAAAAGTTTGGAGATACTGTTGAAGGTATTGGTTCACCCGAGATTGAGAGAATAAGAAGAGGAGAAGCTGGAAGGGTATTTGAGGAACAAGTAAGAGGGGCAGACCCCGGGCAAAGACTTGCAGGAGCAGAGAACTTTCAAGCTAATTTTACCCCTGAACAGCAACAAAGAAGAGAGAACTTATTATCTGGAGCAGAAGGTTTTGAACAAGAAGCGTTTTTTAACCCACCCCCAAGAGTTGATTTATCACAGAGTGGGTTTGAACCTAGACCAGAAGAAGAACAAGGACAAGAACAAGGAGCATTCAGACAAGCATTAAGAAATGTTACAAGGGGAGCGGAGGAATTAACTGGGCAAGCAGCAGCACAGAGAATTCTAAGTGGGGAAGCAAGTCAAGATGATTTATTTGCAGTATTACCATTACCTGGAGGAATTACAGGAATAAAGGGGGCAATAGCTGCAACAGGTTTAGCAAGATCCGCAAAAGTTGCAGCAAGATCCGCAAAAGTTGCAGGAGCAAAGGGGGCAATAGCTACAACAGGTTTAGCAAGACCCGCAAAAAAAGCAGCACAAGCAATAAAACCAGGACAGAGTTTAATTAAGAATTTCATAGATGTTGATACTCCAGCATTTAGGAAAGAGTTTGGATTAACAAATGAACAAACAAGAGCATTAACAAAACAACTAGGGAATAGGAGAGTTAATGAGGTTGCAGACTTTCTAACCAAAGGAGCAAACCCACAAAAGACAATAGGGAAAAGAATAGGTGATACTCTGAAAGCAAATAAAGGAACAATCGGATTAGCTGTGGGAGTTAGTGGAACCATGACATGGTTAGCATCAGATAATATTATTGGTGGAGTTACAATATTCTCAAATACAATAAGGGATGCAGTAACCTTTGGACAAATGTCTCCAGAGGAAGGATTAGCATCATTAGATTCAGCACAAGAATTTATAAACGATGCAAAAACTTTTATCAATGTTAATACTGCCTTGAATCCAGTATTATGGCCTTCAAGAAATCTAGCACTAACAAACACAGAAGTCGCACAATTACAAATAGATACAAATAAACTTTTAATGAATCAAAATGGAGGTCAAACAAATGGAAAATGAACAAACGTCGAATGAAGAAGGAGAAAAAACTCAGGGAGAAAGTAATTCAACTCAAGAGGGAGAAGGTGAAGGAAAGAAAACGTTATCAAACTTAGACAGAGCAGACTTAAACGTTGAAGCTATGAAGAGAGAGAATGATAGAAAAGAAGAACTAATCACTCGAGAAGAAAACTTAGCTGCGAGAAAGATGGTCGGTGGAGAAGCAGAAGCTGGAAGCCCATCAAACGAACCTAAGAAAGAAACTAACTCTGAGTATGCTGAGAGAATCCAATCTGGAGGAGAATATGGAAAATAAAGAAACTAAAATCCCAAAAGATTTAGGGATAAAGATTGGAACACCTTTAGAAGTTCTATGGACTAATGTTAAAAAGCAAACTGAAAGCTTAATCGAAAAGATTGAGAATGATTTAATAATCAATAAAGAGTTATTGAAAGTTGCTAAAGACAAAATTCTACTAGAGCAAAGGAAATAACAAAGGTTTAAATATATCAATGCTTAGTGGTAACCATGGCAAACGAAACTACTCTAATGGTTGAGACTGAATTACCTATCAATTTTAAATGTGCTGATGGAGCTGGTATTGCAAAAGGTGCTATTCTTAAACTAACTGAATCAATGACTGCTATAATTACAAGCGGACAAAATGATAAAGTTGCTGGAATCGCAGCAGAAGAGAAGATTGCAAACGATGGTAAAGTTACTATTAAAGTTTATATGGGTGGAATATTCAAAGGTGTTGCTGGAGCAGCAGTTAATGTTGGAGCTGCATTAATGACTGATGCAACTGCTAATAAGATTGAAACTGCAACTACTGGAACTGGAGCAAGTGGAATAGGATATGCTTTAGAAGCACCAAGTGGTGATGGGCAGACTTTTATGTTTAGATTACAAATTGGAGGTTCAGTTTCTTAAATGGCAGACACAGCTGGTGAAGCAGATATTAGAGGAATTGACATCGACAAGTTAGCAAAGGGTTTTGCAGATTTA